CTTTTGGGAGTTGGAATGAACAGGTACACCGTGGTGCGGCACAGTCTGATCGGTTTGAACGGGCTTTGCATGACGGTATTGCAATTATTGGGTATAACGCAAAAACCGGGGTTGCTACGATCAGCGGATCCACCGGGAACAAATACACCACAACGCTGGACTATTGCTCATGTGAGGATTTTTCAAAGCGGAGTAAACCATGCAAGCACATATACCTCCTTGCCTCTCAAATGGGATTTTCCGGCGACGATTTTTATAATTGACCATTTCGCGGCCCCAAAAGGGGCCGTTTTTTATACCCTCTGCGCCAGGACTTTTTCCACCTGCTGCTGGATGTGCTTTTGCAATATGCCGTAGTAATCCAGTTCCGCCTCCTCGTAGCTTTTGCCGTACAGGTGCGGCACAGCCGGGGCCAGCAGTTTTTTGATCGGCAGACGGTCCTCTGTCCGGCGCTGCACGATTGCGGTATGTCCGCTCCTGAAAGTAGTTTCAAAGGCTTTCCGCCCCTCCACCTCCAACGCGGTCAACTTGCTTTCGTTCAGCACTTTCAACATGGCCGCCGTGGCGCTGTCGTTCTTCCGGGTGGTGTAGGCCATAACCTCCATCATTCCGCCCTTAGAGATCAGCACAGCGGCGGGGTCGGCGCCCGTGGCCTTTTCCAGGTACATGGCGCCCTTGCTCTTGTCTTTTAGGATCCTGTCGTCGGTGATGGCATATTTTTTCCTGGCCTGCTTTCCGATCTTCCGCTTGATTTCGTTGGCGGTCAGGTTCATGGCTCTGGCCAGCACCGTGGGGGCCTTTAATTGGGTCGGCAGATCGTTCAGCTGTCGGACGATCTTCTGGATCTCTCCGTCAACGTCGATTTGCAGGATCGCCCCGTTTTCGCTCACGATCTCACCGCCTCCAATTCAATGGCCAGCACTCCGGCCTCCTCGGTGCTGTCTTTGACCTTGTATTGCCGCCCGTCCAGGGCCAGCATGGTGCCAATGGCCGGGCGGGGTCCAAACTCCGCCCGCGCCACATAGATCAGGCGCCTTGCCTTATAGGTCCCATTCAGCGGCGCCCCCAGCAGTTTGGATTTATCCCGCTCCAAAAGTTCGTTGTCGTCCACCACCACCGTCATTTCCTTGCCGTTGACGGTGTGGGCGTCCGCAAACTCTTGGGCGTTCAGGAACGTGCCGAAAATATCCGCCGCGATCTGGTCCTTAAAGCTGGGGGCGCCCATCACTGGGCACCCCCGTCAGGGGCCGGCGCCTCAACGGTAACCGCCGCCAGCCGCTCAATGATCAGCGCCTTGGTGGCACCCCTGGGGATCTCCACGCCCATGTCCTTGGCCAGCTTTTCCAGGTTGGCCTTGGTCATGGTTTCCAGGCTCTCGCGGGTCAGGTGGCCGTCTACAACGTCCAGGGTGCCCTCTGCGGCTCCCTGGCCCTCCTGGCCCTCCTGGGCGTCCTCTGCGGCTCCCTGGCCCTCCTGGCCCTCCTGGGTGCCCTCTGCGGCTCCCTGGATCTCCTGGCCCTCCTGGGCGGGTTTCTGGTCCTCTCCGGTCCATTCCGCGCTTTCGGCCTGCAGCCACGCCTCCACCATTTTGCTGTCACCAGCGGGGAGGGCGTCGCCAGGCTCATACATACGGCCCTGGTACAGGACCGCCCGCTTTGCGGTCAATGCTTTCATGTGTAGTTCCTCCATTCAGATATTTTTCAGGGCAGAAACTTTTTCATGGCGTCCTCCGATCAGCCCAGCAGTTTGACCAGCACGGTGGCGTCGTTGGCGTCCGCCGCTGCGGCGGCATAGCCCGCCGGGACGTTGCTGGCGCTGGTGGTGGTGATCACGCCAGCGCCGGCGGCGTAGTAGACGGCGGCGCCCATGGTGATGGCCGTGGACGCGGCCTTGGGCATTTCAAAGACGCCCACCACATGGAGGTGGCCCAGTTCGCCGGCCTTAATATCGCCGCCGGCCACACCGATCCGGGTGCCCAGGCTTACAACTTCGCCGTTTTCAACGGCCTTTTCAGGGGTGTAGTCCAGGGTTTCACCCCGCTGCCAATAGGTAGCTTTCATTTTTCTTTACCTCCCTTATTCGATGGTCACGCCGGGGTTTTTCGCGATACCACGGAAGTCCACGGCGGTAATGCCCCAATCCAGCCAAATGTCCCAAACATAGCCCAGCTGGCCGGGGACCTCGCTGCGGCGAATGGTGGGGGTTTCCTGGCCATTCAGGTAATCAACCTGGATGGACTTGGCGTAGCTGGGATCGCCCACCATGAACCAGGGCACGGCGTTCCCCTCGCCCGCCAGGACGTTCAGGGTGCCCTCCTCAATGACCTGCAGCTGATTGCGGTAGTTATACAGCGGGTTCACGGCCTTGTTGCCAATGCCGTCCACGCTGATCTGCTGGGTTTCCAGCAGCTGGGACAGCAGGAAACCGTAACCCACGGGCACGATGATGTAACGGGGCTGGATGGTGATAGCCTCGCCAAACGGGTCAGTCTGGCGCAGCAGTTTCAGCATAATGGCCTGCAGGGTGTCAATGGAGGGCTTGGCGCCGGTGGTGATCAGGTTGTTGTGCGCGGTGTTGAACAGGGTCACGCCGTCGAAAATGGCGGGGTTCTTCGTCAGGATGGAGTACACCTGCTTGTTGATCGTGCGCTTGGCGCTGGCCGCATACAGGCCGGGGACCTCGGTAATGAAACCAATGTCGTCATTGATAAACGCCTGGCGGCTCATGGAGAACTGGCGGCCATAGGTATCAACCTTGCGCTGGGGCAGCAGTTCCGTCTTGGGGGTGTCGTGCTTCAGTTCTCCGTTTTCGCCCACCAGCAGGAACTCGCCAGCGCCGCCCGCCAGGTAGGAATGATCCTTGGTAGGCTTAAAGTCGGTCACGCTGCCCTTGCTGGTCCACAGCTGGAACGTGGTGGGCACGGTCCGGTATCTGTTCTCAATGGTCTTGCGGATCGTGTTGTCCAGGATCGCAGGAAATGCGGAAGTGGGGTTGAAGAACTGGCGGCAGGCCATGGTCCACAGGTCGTCCTTGCCCATCCGCAGCAGTTCGGTGGTGCTGCCCTGGCCGTCGCGGGCCATGCACTCAATGGCCAGATCCCGCAGGCTCATGCCCCGGAACTGCTCCACGCCCTGGGCGGGGTTCTCCACGTTCACGCCGGTACGCATAAGCAGGGCGTCAGTGGCAGCGGCCCGGAAGTTGTCGCCGGGATCGTCATTCATGCGGCTGGACAGAGGGCGCCCATGCTTCATCAAGTGTTCCAGGGCAGCGGTCCGCACGGTGTCCATGGTGGCGCCGCTGCGGATATACTGATCCGGTTCCATGCCGGTCTGGCGGCACAGGGCCACAATGTCGCTGATCCGCTGACGCTCTGCAGTCACGGCCTGGCCGGCGTCAGGTGCGGCAGGGGCAGCGGCAGGAGCGCCGGCACCGCGCTGGCCGTCAGAGGGGGCAGGATTGCCGCCCTGGGCGGGATCCTCTGCACCGCGCTGTCCGCCGGCAGGGGTGCCTCCGGTAGGCTCACCGCCCTGGCCTGCGTCAATCTGGCGCTGCAGGCCGTTAAACTCGGTCTGTTCCTCCGCCGTCAGGTCACGGCCAGCGGCGCGGGCGCCGTTGACGATCTCCTGCTGGCGGGCGATCATTTCCTGAATGGTCATTTTTCTTACCTCCAATATCTGTTTTTGTTGATCTGGATCTGTCGCTCATAAAGGGAAAGGGTGGTGCCGCCGGCGTTCTGTTCGCCGTCAGCCCTCCCAACGCCCACGGTGGCGTCTGCCGGTACGGACACAATGGAAACCTCCATGGGGGTCCATTTCCGGGCAATCTGACACGGGCCGGTGAAACGTCCGTCTGCGGAGGTCTTGCCCGGCGCCACTTCCTCCCAGCTGTCCACCGCATAGCGGACAGACGTGGTTTTCAGGGTTCCGGCCTTGACCTTTCCGAAAATCTTTTCGGCGTCGTCGTCGGTGTCGAACTCAATTTCTGCCATGCCCCGGCGGTTCTCCACCCAGGCCCGCAGAACTCGGCCCAGCACCTTGTCCGTGTTGTGGTTGAACAGGACCACGCCCACCTCATTCAGGCGGGAAAGGTCCATGGCTCCGTCCGAATGGTCCAGGATCTCCATACCGAACCAACGCTGGTATGGTTCCTCGCTGGAAAAGCTGATCGTCCGCCGCCGGCTGTTCTGATCCTCCGCTGCGCGGAAAACGATCTGCCCCTGGCTCCGGGTGCCCTGGTTTTTATCCCTGGCCCGGTTCGGATCCGGTGTTTTGCTGGGCTGCTGTCGTACCATTTCCAAATATCACACCTCCCATCTCAACGCCCTTTTCGCGGGCATATTTCAGGACCTCCGCCGTTTCGTCCACGGCGTCTTTCCAGTCCTTGCCCTGCTCCGCACAAATATCCTGGTAGGTTTTTTGACCGGATTGCAGGGCGGTTTTGTTGGCGGTGCTTTCCTTGGAGGGGTCGATCCACTTCTTGGGGGCCTTTACCCATGTATGATCCAGGTAGTCCGCCTTTTTATCCCAAAAGCCGGGCATATTGAACAGCCCGGAGAGATAACCGGAGATCACAAAGTTTTCGTAAACCTCGCTCATAAAGTCCGTGAGCATTTCCACGTCCTCGGCGTAGGTGCTTTCGTCCTCGATGGCGTTTTGACGGGCGGAGGAGTAGGTGGCGCCCGCCATGTCGCGGCTGACAGCCTCATAACTCAACCCCTGGCCGGCGCCAATCAATGCCTGCTGCGTTTTGACCATGGCCGTGGCGTCAGAGGCGGCCCCCTTGGGATCCACCACCTGGATTTCGTCGCCGGCGCCCAGGCTTTGGATCATACCCGGCGTCAGCTTCTTGCCCTCATAGTCCACGGTGCCGTTTTCCGTTCTGACGCCGCCGCGCCCGAACCCGCCCGCCGGGACTGCCTTTTTGATGAATACGGCCAGGCAGGCCGCGATCCGCTCCTTGACGGACACAGCGGTTATAAACTCGTTTGTGTCCCTGATCCGCGTGATCGTGTGGGTCATGTCGGAGATTTCACGCAACTGGCTGGGCCGCCGCTTGGATTTGTAAAAATAAACGTCCTTGGCCTCGATATACACCGGCTGCGTCAGCTGCCAGCCCTCAATGTCATATTGCCGGAACCAGTAGCCCACCGGGCGCCTGTACTGGTTGTACTCGATACCTCCCACAACGCGGTTTCCCCGCTGGTGTGGTGTGGTCTGGCTGGTGTCCAGTTCGTCCACTTCCATGATCTGCAGTTTGAACGGGACCACGCCGCCCTCGGTGTAGCGGTATACGAACAGCAGGCCGCCGTCCACCTTTTTGCGGTCCACGGCCATGCGTAGGATCTGGTTAAAAGATTGTTCCCCGGTCACGTCGCAGTTGCGGGCCTTGCACCAGCGTTTCCACGCTTTTTCGATCTCTTTGTTCAGGGTTTCGTCCCCGGTCTTTGCCCGCAGGGT